CAAATGCAGCAAGAGAATGGTTTAGAAAAAAAATTAGAGAGACTAGAGTGAATAGACAAAAATTGTTGTCTGATTCTAATAGGAGTTCATCAACTCCTACTATTGGTCGCATGTATTGTTATTCTTATAATCCAAAACATGCAAAAACATTACCATATTATGATGAATTTCCTTTAATTTTTGTCGTAGAAAGGTTTAGTGGTGGATTCTTAGGTATTAATTTGCACTATGTACCACCAAGAACAAGAATTATACTTATGGAAGCACTTACTGATATTGCAAATAATAAAAAATATGATGAAACAACTAGACTTATGTTGTCATATAGAGCATTAAAACAACTTTCCAAATTTAATGTTGTAAAACCATGCATCAAAAAGTATTTGTTTAGTCAAGTAAGAAGTAAATTTGTAAAAATAGATGCAAATGAATGGGATCTTGCAATATTTTTACCAGTACAGAAATTTAAAAAGGCTGCACCATCAACTGTATGGTCGCAATCCGCTTTAAAAAGTAGATAAGAGGAATTTAAATGTATAAGCCTGGATTTAGTGTAGAAGATTTTCGTAATGGTATTGCGCGTACTGGATTATCCAGAGCAAATAAATATGTGTTGAAAATATCTCCCCCGCCCAAGTTGGTTGGTAAACTAGAAAGTAGAAATCTAGAAGAAATATTTCTTAGAATTGACACAGTAGAATTGCCCGGCAAATCTCTTGCAACTTCAGAGGTTAAGTACTATGGGCCCCCAAGAAAATCTCCATATGGAATGACATATGAAGATTTAAATTGCACACTTATGTTGTCTGCAAATATACGTGAAAGATATATTTTCAGTCAATGGATGAATGCGATATACGATTATGAAACTGCAAGACTAGAATATTTTGAGAACTATACGACAGACTTAGAATTTATAACTTACAGTGAAGATGGAAACCCGTTAGCTACTACAAAGTTTGAAGAGGCATACCCATTGTCTATTGGTGCGATTAATTTTGCATATTCAAACGAAGATGTTGCAAGGATGCCACTAACATTCGCATATAGAAAGTGGGTAGAAACCGCGCCAGTTAAATTGAGTGGTGCGGTATCTCCATACGGTAGTCTTGCAAACGCACAGCAGTATTTATCATCAGAAGAATATGGAAATTCTTTTGAAAGATTTATTAATCAAGCCGAATCAAGTAGTCCATTCGGACAGATAGCTTCGGGATTTGCAAAACTAGGTGGGGTGGATGCATCATTAAATTCCGTAGTAAATAACATGAGTAGTATACTAAACGAACCATTTAGTGCAGTACAAGACTTTGGTAACAAGATAACTGCATCATTAAACGAACCATTTAAAGAATTTGGTAATTTACAAAATAGAATTAGTCAATTTAATCCAGTTAGTAGATTACAAAGTCAAGCGAACAATTTTGTCAAGAAAAGATTTGGTGGACTTTTCGGATAAATATAATTATTGAATTGAGGAGTATAGAATGTCTTTACCTATTATTAACCAACCAACATATGAGTTGACTTTACCATCAACAAATAAAACATTAAGATTTAGACCTTTTTTGGTAAAAGAAGAAAAAATTCTTTTAATGGCCCAAGAGGGGGGAGATATCGATGAACAGATTGAATCAGTAAAACAGATAGTAAGAAATTGTATTGTTTCTGATACTAATGTAGATACTATGTCAACATTTGATATTGAATATCTTTTTATTAAAATTCGTAGTAAATCTGTCGGAAATATTATTAATCTAAATTATAAATTTGATAACTGCACAGCAGAGTTAAATGATGATAGTACTGTACCAAGAATTTGCGAAGTACCATTTGAATTAGACTTAGATGAAGTAGTAGTTAAAACCGAAGGAGAGCACAATAACATTATCAACATAACCGACGATGTTGGTGTTGTGATGAAATATCCAGATTTTAAATTATTAAGTAAAATCGCATCAATGAATAATTATGATGAACTAATTGATGTTGTTGGTAATTGTGTAAAAATGATTTTTATGGGAGATGAAACATATGACCCCAGTGAATATAAATCAGAAGAATTGAGAAATTTCTTTGAGAGTTTGAGTCAGGAACAATTTCAAAAAGTTAGTAATTTTTTTGAAACAATGCCACAAACAATGGCAAATGTTCGTATACAATGTAAAAAATGCGGAAAGATGGAAAATATTGAATTAAAAGGTATATCGGATTTTTTCGAATAACTTTATATCATGAAAGTTTGGGGTCTCTCTACCAAACAAATTTTTCTCTTATGCAATATCATAAATATAGTTTAACAGAACTAGAAAATATGATTCCTTGGGAACGTGAAATATATGTATCGTTATTAGTTAACTATTTGCGTGAACAAGAACAGAAACAAAAAGGCTAGAGGATAATATGGAAATGACAGAAAACAGAGATAATAAATATCAAAATTGGATCGATTTGGCAAAGGCCGTCGATTCGTGGAGAATCTTTCCAAGACTTTTTATTACGACATACATTTATTTACTGTATGCAGTAGTAAATTGGTTCATGACATTAGACACACCAAATTTAGAACAATCTGGTTTGGTTAGTATCGTTGTCGGTGCCGGTGCTGCATGGTTTGGATTATATTTGGGTTCAAGTAAAAAGGCTGAATAATGGCAACTTTAGATTCCGTAATAGAAAATATTAATAGTTTTAATAATACAGGACAACTATCACAGGCACTAGAAAGTGTCTCTGATAGTTTAGAAACTGGTACTGGTGTCACTGCACTTGGTGAAATTTCACAACTCATCAAAACACAAGGTGATATGTCTGTTAAGGAATTAAAACGTTCAAGAGAAGATTTAGCATCTCTTAAAGATAAAGTATTAACATCTGATAGAATTGCAGAAAAAGATAGAAGTAATATTCTAACTCTTATTCAAAATCAAGAAGATGTAATTAATCAAAATACTACATTATCAAAAAGAGCTGCAGAGTTTGTCCAAGAAAATATTAAAGAAAAAATACCAGACATTGCTGGTGTTGCAGCAGGGGTACTTTCGGAGAGTCCAGCGGCCGCTCTTGGTGTTAAGTTTATTGGTGATAAAATCCAAGAGAGTAGAGAAAGAAAAAGAAAAGAAAGAGAAGAAAGAGCTGCAAGATTGCAGAGAATTGCAGACGAAGAAGATAGGCATAATAGAGAATTAGAAGTACTACGTGGACAAATAACTAACGAAGAAACTCTTTCTAAAGTCAATATGACTCAACAGGAAGCTGCAGATATTGCAAAACAAAATGGGATGGATTATCAAGATTATATCAATGACTTAAAAAATCAATTGATTGAACAATCCAAACTACAGAAACAACAAAAAGATGTTCAAGAAGCAAAATTAAAAGAAACTGAAGAACTAAAAGATAAATTTGGTTTTGATCAAAGTGGGGCCCCAGTAACAGAAAGTCCTATTGGGCCTGGCAATCCATCTACCCCATCAGAACCACTAGAAACATTATCTGATGGTGGTGGCGAACCATACCTTGCAGAAATTAGAGACTTGTTAAAATTTATGTCAAGTCCAGATACAGTGACTCCATTTGACATAGAAAATAGTAGAGAAGAACGTAGATTTCAAAAAGATTTGGCCGCAAAAGAAGAGGCAGTAATTGAACAATTAGAAATCCAAACTGATTTATTAGAGAAAATTCATAAAGAACAAAATGATGACTTAAAAGAAAATATCATTGCAAACATGGCAGGCAGTATTGGTGGCAAATTAAGTGGTTTTGCCTCTATGATTGGTGGTAGTGTTGCAGGCGCATTAGGACTTGGTGGTCTTGGCGGTGCGTTAGGACTTGGCGGAAAGAGTGCGAAGGCAGGCAAAACTGCAGGCAGGGCTGCAAAGGCAGGAAAACTTGGTAGACTTGCAAAGATAGGTAAGATTGCAAAAACTGGTGGTATTGCGGCACTAGGTGCAACTGCAGCAAGTGCATTAGTTGGTGGTGCTACAAAACTAGGAAAAACTGTAGTTGGTGCTGGTAGTGCATTAATGGGGGGTGTTAAAAGAGTTGCTGGTTCTGTTGGAGAGATGGCAGGAAGGGCGACAACCAATCTTGGTGAATCTATAGGTAAGGTTGCATCATCTGCAACTGGTATTGCAAAAGCAACTCCAGAACCAAAAGCACTCACGAATGTAGCAGATGCAATTACTAAAACTGGGCCTGATATGATTGATGGTAAAATTGCATCCCCCAAAGTTACACCAACCCCCAAAGTTTCTACTCCACCAAAACTACCAAAGGCCGCCGGTGCGTTAGATACTGCGAAAGGTGCATTAAAAAATGTAACTGCACCAGTTGTTAAACTAAAAGATGGTGCGGCCAAATCAGTTGCTGGTGCATTAGATAAAACCATTGCAAAAAAGATTCTTGCATCAAAAGGTGCAAAGTTACTTGCAAAGGCAATCCCAGGCATAGGTATGGCCGCAGGAGGATTATTTGCACTCAACTCATTATTTAAAGGTGACTTTGTTGGTGCAGCTGCGGAAGCGGGAGGAATATTCCTTCCATCTGTTGCAGGGGCCCCATTAGATGCAGGGATTATGGCAAGAGAAACATATAATCAAATGTTTGGTACAGAAGATAATCCATTTCCACTCGAAGGAGATATGATTAAACAACCTGATGTTGCAAAAAGTCGTATGGGTCAACTAAAGGATATGGCATTAGAGGTTATTGGAGTTGGACAGGAAGAACTAGATAAACAAGGAAAAATACAGGCATTGCAAAAAGAAATAACTGATGCCGAAGATAGAATTACAAGGTCTACTGGCGGAGAGAATGTATATTATGGTAGAGATTCCAAAGGAATTGAAAAAGACCAAGCTTCTATTGCTGCAAAACAGGCAGAAATTAATTCTTTATCAGTCTCATCTGGTGAAACATCAACATCCCCAGACTTGAGTGGTGGTTCTGCAACTGAACAAATGAGTATGAATTCTGAAAGAGCCAATTTAAACCAAGAAATGAACAACATGATGCGACAAGAGGCGATAACTAGAAATACACCATCCAATACTGGTGGAACCGCAAATGTTGTTAATGCGCCTCAACAAAATATCAATGCATCAAAGACAACAATTGTACAACAACCGCACGTTAGAAATCCAGACCCATCAATTGGGTTTGCTCAACGTGGATTACAAGGAGCAGTATAAATGAAAAAAATAATTAGTAGATTAACAAAAGAAAAAGAAGCAATTTGTATCATTGCTGGTATTGCAGTATTACTAACACCAACTAGTTTAATTGGTTGGGGGTTAATTCTGTATGGCGCATACAATGTCTTTATGGATAGATGAATAAAGAAGATACAATTAAATTTGTAAAGGTGCATGTATTA